TTTACCGTGACTTCGCTGATGCGGCTTCCGATTGGGTCGTTTTTGTAGCCAGCAAAGGCGCGATTGACGCTGACTAGACTTTTACGAATACCTGGGAATAGAACCGGAGGAGAACTCCGGACACGGTTTTTGATAATTTCACCGGTCTTGAACACCCTCCTCCTTTGATTTTATGAAACCTATAAAAGGGCGCCCAACTCACGAGCCTACGGAAGAAACGCGGCAGATCGTCGTGGCTTGGGCGTCTGGTGGGCAAACTCACGCGGAGATATGCGAAGAGATCGGCATCTCCATTAATACCCTGTACAAGTATTACCGGGCAGAGTTAGACGAAGCTGAACCAGTTCTAAACGAGAAAGTCAAGGGAACTCTCTTCAAGATGGCAACATCGGGCGAGTGTCCAAGCGCAACGATCTTCTGGTGCAAGGTGCGTCTCGGATGGGTTGAGAAGGCAAAGCTCGAGGTATCCACTCCTGGCGCGGGACTTGACCTCTCCAAGCTAACCACCGACGAGCTGATCCAGTTCGAGAAACTCAATGCTAAAGCCTCCATCGCTCCAGCAAATCCAAGCGGAGATTAGACGCCGGAGCTTATCGCGTTTCCTTCCTCACGCTATGCCCAATATGCGTTGGGACTGGCCGCACACAATGCTCATTATTGATCACCTCCAGGCGTTAGCGGACGGTGAGATTGAAAACCTGATGATCTCCTGCCCTCCCCAGCATGGCAAGACTCAGGTTGCATCCATCGGTTTTGGGGCTTTCCTGCTGAATCAGCGCAAAGAGACTCGCGTGGGTATCGCATCTTACTCCGAGACTCCTAGCCTCCGCATCTCGCGCTCAATTCGGCGCATCATGGAAGGCGTTGGGGCTGAGTTTACTGGTGACCTAAAGAGCGTTCAGGAATGGGAACTAGACGACGGTTCCAAGGTTCGCGCTACTGGTGTCGGTGGTGCGTTTACGTCGTTCCCAGTAGACATTGGGATACTTGATGACCCGATCAAAGACCGCGACCAGGCAGAGAGTCTTAATGCCCGTGAATCGCTTTGGGAGTGGTACACGGACGTTTGGGTCGCTCGGAACATGGCGCACCAGGTACTCATTGGCACGGAATGGCACCAGGACGGATTGCATGGGCGTATTCGTAACGCTCCGGGTAATCAAAGATGGACTTTGCTGAATCTTCCTGCTATCGCGCTGGAAAACGATATTCTCGGGCGGTTGCCAGGTGAGGCGTTATGCCCGGACCGCGTGACATTGGAGCAACTAGAAGAACGTAAACTTCAGAATCCGTATTCGTTTGAGGCGATGTACCAAGGCAATCCTAGCCCACGAGAAGGAACGTTGTTTAAGGTTGGCTCGCTGGTGTACTGCAACACTGACGAGGTTCCCGTAAATCTACCAAAGGTAAGACGATGGGACTTGGCAAGCTCACCGGAAGGGGATTACACCGTTGGACTCTTGATTGAAGGACCTTGCCGCGATGGTCGGTTCTACGTTACCGATGTAGTACGCGGTCGCTGGAACGTCTTTGAGCGTGACCAGGTGATTCTGCAAACCGTGAGCAGGGATGGCAGGGCGGTAAGGCAGGTATTTCCAAACGATCCTGGTTCTGCTGGTGATGCTCAGATCAGCGCAATGAAGCGGATGCTCGCTGGATTTCCAGTATACGACGAACGGGAAACAGGAAGCAAGGAAGTTCGCGCTGAACCCGTCGCGTCTCAGATCGCGGGTGAAAATATCGTCATTGCTCGCGCTCATTGGAATACCGAATTTGTTGAAGAATTGCGGACGTTTCCGCGTGGGCGGCATGATGACCAGGTTGATACGCTCGCGGGTGGGTTCAACTACCTGGCAGCCAAGAAGCGCATCTCGGTAGCGGTGTAGGTGTTTAGCCTAGTTATGAATCCTTTCCAGCGGGTTAAGCAGTTCTTTGTTTCCACTGCGCCTCGCTCCAGCGTCGGTATGCTTCAGGTTCCTGTTTTGCGCTCGCTAGACCCGCAGAAGGAGCCATTGCACCTCAATTCCGTGGTTATGTCGTTGATTAACTGGGCTTGGGTTCAGAGTTCAGCGGCTCCTCTTGCGGTGTTTCGGAAGGACGATAATACCGACCAAGATCAGATTGTCAAACTGCCATTGGTGCTTGAGGCGATCAACGCGCCGGTGCAAGGTATCTCCAGCCGCAATGCCATGTTCGGGATGTGGATGAGCCTTATCACCGAAGGCACGGCGTTTTTCTTCCCTGTCCGCGATACCAGGGGCCGCATCGTCGGCTTGCAGTATCTTTACCACTACTATTGTACGTTTGTTGGCGGCAAGGTTCAGTACGTGTCCCCGAGCGGTGAAACGACGTATTTTGACGAGCAGGATCTTCTCATTCTGCGTTATGGGATCGACCCAGAGGATTCTAGGCGCGGATATTCCCCACTTAAGGCTTGCTTGCGCGAAGTATTGACCGACCAGGAGGCAAGCGAGTACCTCCGGGCTGTCCTGTCAAACTTCGGGGTCGTTGGGTCCATCATTTCCAGCGATGACGATTCCGCGAACTTTGACGAGGATGCGGTTAAGGCGATTACGGCGGCTTGGAAGAGCGCGACGACCGGAAGCAACCGCGGCAAGACGCTTGTATCAAGTACCAAGCTCAAGATTCAAGAGATTCGCTCCAACCCCAAGGACATGATCTTGGAAAAGGTTCGCAACATCCCCGAACAGCGTATATGCGCGGCGTTTGGCGTTCCTCCGGCTGTGTTGCAGCTTGCCTCTGGGCAGGAAGCAAGCACGTACAACAACCTGACCCAGATGATCCGGCTTGCTTGGAACCAATTCCTCATTCCGGTTACTGACATTATTGCAAGTCAATTCACCGATCAATTCCTGCGTATCTTTACGGATGACCTGTCACTTTATCTAGGTTTTGATCGAAGAGGCGTAGACTCGTTGCAACAAGACCGTAATGAGTTAGAATCTCGTTATGTGCTTCTTTACCAGGGTGGGCTTGTGACTCTCAACGAGGCGCGTACTGCGCTTGACTTTGATCCCGCTCCCGTGGACGGGTTTTACCAGGATTTAAGCTCTGCGGCCAGTCTGACGCTCGCAAAGGCACGGTTTGCCGAGAGCCTAGCCAAGAAACAAGGCAAGACTGATGTGTGAGATTCGGCTAGACGGTGGATTGCCTCCTGACCAGGCGGTGCTTATTACCACGCTTGGGCATAGACCGCGTTCGAAGGCGTACCGTGACAATGTAGGCAAGGTGTTACCCAGCGGCTTTGATGTCGAGCAAACCCTGACCCAGATTTACCGTGCGCTTAAAGGCGACATTATGGGGCTTGTTGAGCAAGTCAAGTCTGGCGCCATTGATCCTCAGCAGTTCGCGGACGATGCGTACCTTCTGATCGAAGATGCCCACTCTAAGGCTTGGTATCTTGGCCGCAAGCGTTCGGGGATGACCGATGCCTTTAACTCTGCCGATCAGCAAGCCGGACGGGTTGCGGCTGACTTTGATTCGTTCTGGCTTGGGAATTGGCGCGATGATTTCACCTCGGGCAGGTACTTTGACGGCGAAGAATGGGCTGATGGACTGCTCAAGGAACGTGCAAGGGCTTATGGCTCGCGGGTACGCGGAACTGCAAACGAGGCTTTTGTGCTTGGTACTGAAGAGCAGGGGCTTGACGTTGAATTTGAATGGGATCGATCTGCGCTCGAATCGTGCCAGGACTGCATAGAGTACGAATCCCTAAACCCGTGGCTGCCTGGTGAACTCCCCTCCTTTCCAGGCGATTGCTCCACGGATTGCCGGCACAACTGCAAATGCCGCATTGTGCGCTCAGACGGCAAACTTGGTTTCGATCCATTTGACGACTAGGTGTTTAGTCTTTGCATGAACGAACTCGTTCGCAAGAATTGTTTGACCGTGCTTAAATCTGCCTCCGATGAAGGCATGGTTGAAGCGTTTGTGTCGGTCTACAACCTCAAGGACAGCCACGGCGAAAGGATGCGCTTCGGGTGCTACGGCGAAAGTATCGCACGGAAGATGCCCAAGGTTGCCTATTTCCACAATTGGAATGAACTGCTTGGCAAAGTCATTGAAGCCAAGGAGATTCCCGCCGGCGACCTTTCGCTTCCTGAATCCATTCGCGAATTTGGCGGATTGTACGTCAAATGCCAATTTTCAATGGACGTTCAAAAGTCGCGTGAGACTTTCGCGCTGATTCGGGATGGCGTTCTTGATGAGTGGTCTGTAGGCTACTACGAAAAGGGGCGGGAAATAGAGGGTGAAGACTACTGGGTGACTGCGACCGATCTAGTCGAAGTGTCCCCGGTGCTACGTGGTTCTAACCCAGCCACGGCAACAGTTTCAGTTAAGGCGTCTGGAGCGCCGTTCGCTGATGAACTCGGTTCGGTTCGTGAGGCCGTGTCGAAACTCGTATCCAGGTCCAAGGAAGTCGCTGAACTTCGCAAATCTAAGGGCGGTGTGTTCTCTCCTGAGAATCTTGAACTGCTCAAGCAGATGCGCGATGAGATCGATGGCTTTATTGCGGACAACGACCAAAAGCAAGACGATGATGAGCCAAGCACTGATGAGCAATCCGCTTTAGCTGCTGCCGCTTTAGCTTCTCTTGCACTTTCGTAACGCTATGAATTTCACACAAAAAGAAACTGAACTGCGCTCCAAAATGGAGCCTATCATTGTGAAAGCCCAGGCGGGAACTGCTTCCACCGAAGAAGTTACCCAGCTCAA